AGACCTCATAAAGCGTTACAACAGCGCTAAGACACGCAGAGATACTTGGGATACCCATTATCAAGAGCTTGCTGACTATATGCTGCCACGCAAGGCAGACATTGTTAAGAAGCGTTCTCGCGGCGAGAAGCGCATGGAGTTTATTTATGACGGTACAGCTTTACAGTCCATCGACTTGATGGCTGCGTTTCTTCACGGAATGCTGACAAGCGGCAGTGCGCCTTGGTTTCATCTTGACCTAAAAGATGAAGATGTTAACCGTGATGATGAAGTGCGTGAATGGCTGCAAGACACCAGTATGCGTATGATGCGAGCATTGAACCAGTCTAATTTCGAGACTGAGGTTCATGAGGTTTATGTTGATTTGGTTGTGTTTGGCACGGCTTGTATGTTCTGCGAGATGGATAAGGGCAGACTGCGGTTTAGCACACGACATATTTCGGAATACTATGTGACTGAAGACCAGTATGGCATGGTTGATGCCGTCTTCCGCGAATATGAAATGACAGCTTCACAAGCAGTAGAAAGATTTGGGTTGGAAAATGTCGGGAATTATATTGCTAGAATTTTTGAAAAGAACCCAGACGATGATGTCACCATCCTACACGCCGTACATCCGCGCACAAAAAGAGATGTCACAAAAGGCGATAAATCAAATATGCCCTTCATGTCCTGTTACATCAGCATGGAAGACAAACAGATTATTTCTGAAGGCGGCTTTGAAGAATTGCCGTATGTCGTGCCACGGTTCTTAAAAGCTACTGGCGAAGTTATGGGCAGAAGCCCGGCAATGACTGCGCTGCCTGACGTTAAGATGTTAAATCTGATGTCCAAAACAATCATTCAGGCCGCACAAAAGCAGATTGACCCACCTTTGTTAGTTCCTGATGACGGCTTTCTTTTACCAATTAGAACACAACCCGGCGGTCTAAATTTCTTCCGGTCTGGCTCAAGGGAAACAATTACTCCGTTGAACACTGGTGCAAACATTCCTATTGGGTTGAACATGGAAGAACAGCGCCGTTCAGCTATTCGCTCTGCGTTCTATGTTGACCAGATTCTTTCCTCTGGCTCACCAAGCATGACGGCTACTGAAGTCATGCAAAGGCAGGAAGAGCGGATGAGGGTTATTGGCCCTGTGCTGGGAAGATTGATGAATGAGATGCTGCGGCCTCTAATTGACCGTATCTTCTCATTGATGCTTCGTGCCAATATGCTTGCCCCAGCACCTGAAGTATTGCAGGGGCGCAATGTAGATATTGAATATGTATCACCTCTTGCTAAGGCTCAAAAGGCAACTAGCCTGAACAACACAATGAAGGCTCTTGAGATACTCATGCCTCTGTCTGAAGCTTTACCTGTTGGCGACCACATTGACCCTGACGGGTTAGTGCGCCATGTCACCGATGCGTTAGGTGTGCCTAAGACAACAATGCGCTCAATGGCAGAGATTGCTGAGATGCGTGAACAGCGTGAAGCTGCGCAACAAGAACAGATGGAGCGCCAGCGTGAGCAAGAAGATGTCTACACAACTGCGCAAGCAGCGCAGGCAGTCCGTATGGTTGGAGGTAACCAGTGAAAGAATTAACGCAGCTTAGGGATATGTACAAGCAAACCTTTGGGAGTGATGTTGCCCAGAAGGTTCTAAAAGACCTTGAGGCCCGTTGTAATTGGAGGGCTTTAAGTTATGTGGCTGGCGATGCCAATGCCACAGCTTTCGAGGAGGGTAAGCGAGCGGTTATCCTCCACATCTACAACATGATGACAGAGGAGTAACTATGTCAGAAGAAAATGTCGAACAGGTAGCCCAGCCTGAAGCTACGCTGATGGAAACACCAGCAGAAGTGGCGCAGGGCGGGTCTGGTAACGATTTTCTAGGAATGATTCCAGAAGAATTGCGTGACCACCCTAGCCTATCCCCAATCAAGGATGTTGAAAACTTAGCTAGGTCTTACGTTAACGCACAAAAACTTATTGGCGCGGATAAGATTCCATTGCCAGTTAACCCAACAGATGAAGACTTAGACCGAATTTACTCTCGGCTTGGTCGCCCAGAAACATCTGATGGGTATGAGATTAAGGCTGATGGCAACATCATTACAGAGGATATTGCTAAAGAATACTCTGACATGGCTCATAAGCTACGGCTAAGTCCACAGCAGGCAAGCGGTATTCTTGAATATTATCAATCACTTGCGTCACAAAGTGAATCCAGCATGGAAGAGCGAGATGCACAAGTTATGCAAGATACTGAGTTGTCTCTAAAGAAAGAATGGGGCGATAATTTTAGCAACAAGCTTTCCATGGCGAAGGAAGTTGTCGAATCCTTTGGCTCTTTAGAGATGCTGGATATGCGATTGGCTGACGGCACTAAGGTCGGCAACCATCCTGATTTTATCAAAGCATTTGCAAAAATGGCGGATTTTCGTCATAATATGACAACTGAAGACACTGTTGCGGATGCGCCAATGGCTCGCACTCTAAGTAGGCAAGCAGCTCAAAATGAGATTGATGCCATTATGAATGACAAGTCACACGCATATTGGGACAGAAAGAATGTTGTTGGACGCCAACAGGCAATCCAGCGGATGCAAGAATTGATGGGCATGGTTCATGGATGAGTATGATAAAGTCCAAACACGCCTAGACTGTTTGCGTCTTGCCATAGAATTTGGTTCTATGCGAGATGTATTAAATCCGGCTTCACTCGCAGACACTTACTACGAGTGGGTCATGCAGGGTAGCGATGAAAGTCGTCCTGTTGACAATCGGAAAGACGATAGCCACAGGGGGGCTAAAAATCCCAGAAGCGTCCGTAAGGGTAGCGCATCGCAAATGACAATCGCAACTTAGTAGAACAAGAGGTTTATTATGTCTACACAAGTAACTACCGCGTTTGTCCAACAGTACTCTGCTAATGTGCAGATGCTATCACAGCAGATGGGTTCTCGTCTGCGTGATGCGGTTCGCATTGAGAATGTTGTTGGCAAAAACGCATTTATCGACCAGATTGGTGTGGCTACGGCTCAGGCTCGTACAACTCGTCATGCCGATACACCACAGATTGACACTCCACATTCACGGAGACGTCTAACTTTGGCAGACTATGAGTATGCTGACTTGATTGATGACCAAGACAAGATTCGTATGCTCATCGACCCAACCTCAACCTATGCTCGCGCTGCTGCTGCTGCTATGGGTCGTGCAATGGATGATGTTATCATCACCGCTGCTCTCGGCACTGCTGCAACAGGCGAAACTGGTTCAGGTTCTGCTACAATCTCCAACAGCATTGCTAATGGCAATACCAACCTGACCCTCGCAAAACTGCGCGAAGCGAAGTATATGCTTGATTCAGGTGATGTTGACCCATCACTTCAGCGTTACATTGCTGTCGGCCCAAGCCAGATTCAGGCTTTGCTTGCTGACACCAACGTAACTTCAAGTGACTTCAACTCTGTCAAAGCGCTTGTTCAGGGTGAGCTGGATACCTTCATGGGCTTCAAGTTCATCATGACCAACCGTCTAACAACCAGCGATGGTTCTGAGACAGACGATGTTCGCAACTGCTTTGCATGGGCAGAAGATGGAATTACCCTCGGATTGGGCAAAGACATCTCAGCTCGCATTGATGAACGTGCAGACAAGAGCTACGCTACCCAAGTGTACTACTGTATGTCTATCGGCGCAGTTCGCATGGAAGAGGCCAAAGTAGTCCAGATTGACTGCGATGAGTCTCCTGACTAAGTAGAGTAGGGGCGGTTCGCCGCCCCTTCTTTCTAGGGGGTTGTGTGAAATACAACAGTGACTTTAGATACGATTTGAAAGTTGGTCAGCTTCAAGAGAAATGGTTGGCTGATGTATTAGAGTCCAAGAAATTGGAGATAAAACGCGACTTCAAGGCTTCACAAACTGGTAGAGTGTTTGTGGAGTTTTTTTGTAGAGGCAAGCCGTCAGGCATATCAACGACAGAAGCTGATTTCTGGTGTTTTGTACTTGACGAGGAAACTGTTATAATACTGCCTACGGAAAAGCTTATTAAGCTTGTTGATGAGGCAAGAAAGTCCGGCAAGGTTGTGGCTGGCGGTGATAGTAATTTAAGCCAAGGCGCATTAGTCATGGTAGAAAGATTGGTAAAGTAATGGCATCAGTAGTTGATATTTGTAACGAGGCAATGGATTTGCTTGGCGCTGCTACCATTGCATCTTTAACTGAAAACTCGAAAGAAGCTCGCCTCTGCAACAGACGGTTCGAGACAGTACGGGATACTATTATTCGCTCCCATCCTTGGAACACTTGCATACGCAGAGCATCGCTGCCGCAAGACACGGCCACTCCTGCTTTTGGGTTTAGTTATCAATATACATTACCAACAGACCCGTATTGTGAGAGAGTGTTGTCGTTTTGGGATAGCAATGTTGATAGCGAGATTGCTGCTTATGACTCACGGGTTATGTTCAAGATTGAAGGCCGTAAGATTTTAACTAATGAAGCTACTTGCAAGATTACCTATCTAGCCAGAATAACTGACACCGAACAATATGACTCTTTGCTGCGCAGTAGCATTGCGCACGGTTTAGCTGCTGACACTGCTTATGCAATTACCGGAAGCACTACCGTTATGCAGACTATGCAAACCATGTTTAAGGAAAGGTTACGCGAAGCACGGTCTATTGATGCCATGGAAGGTATGCCGGAAAAGATGATTGCTGACGACTTTGTAAATATAAGGTTCTAATATGGCTCGCGTATCAACTATTGTCACCAACTTCCAAGCTGGCGAGTTCTCTCCGCGCCTAGAAGGGCGGATAGATTTACAGAAGTATAACGGCGCTGCACAACAGATTAGCAATATGCTTGTCTTCCCACAGGGCGGTGTTACTCGCAGACCCGGCACATATTATGCAGGCTCATCAAAAAGCGGCGGTAAGGTTCGATTAATACCTTTTGAGTTTAGTGATGAGCAAGCTTACATCATTGAGCTTGGCGCAAACTATATGCGTTTCTATGTAGATGGCGGTTTGCTTTTATCTGGTGGCTCTCCCGTTGAGGTGGTAACACCGTATTCAGTTACTGAGATATTTGAGTTAAATTACACTCAATCAGCGGATGTTATTTACTTTGCTCATAAGAATCATGAACCAGCCAAGCTAACCCGTGTAACTGCGAGTAGCTTTACGTTATCCGACATTGATTTTGTTGACGGGCCATATTTAGATGAAAACGCTACATCCACAACATTGTACGCATCTGCACAGACAGGCACGGTAACCCTTACAGCTTCTGCTGATTTGTTTTCCAGCGATGATGTAGGTCGTCTTGTTAGATTTAGGGAATTGCTTGAAACACATCATGATGAATGGGCTGCTAGCACATCTTACGCAAACAATGAGACAGTGCGCTACAATGGACACGTTTATAAACAGGTAACAGGAAGTACAGAGACTTCTGGCAATACACCTCCTGTGCATTTAAGCGGCACAGAAACTTATGGTAATATTGATTGGGAGTACCAACACGATGGGTTCGGCTCTGTAAAAATAACAGCTTACACTAGCGCAACTAGTGTGACTGCTGTTGTTGATGAGGATGCTTTTGGAAATTCAGTTTTGCCAGACCATGTTGTGGGTGCAGCCAATGCAACAACACGCTGGTCATTAGGTGCATTTGGTGGCGACCAAGGCTTTCCACGGGCAGTAGGTTTTTACGAACAGCGTTTGTATTTTGCTGGCACGGTAGGGCAGCCACAAACTATTTTTGGTTCTGTATCTGCTGACTTTGAGAACCACACCCCCGGCACTTTAGACGATGATGCAGTTAATATTACGATTGCTTCGGACAAAGTGAATGTTATTAAGCATCTGTTGCCAGCGCGGTTCTTGCAAATCTTGACGACAAGCTCAGAGTTCACTCTGTCAGGTGGTACGGGTTCTACGCCAGTAAGTCCCACAAATGTTAACGTTTTACGAGAAACCACCTTTGGCTCAGGTGATGTTAGACCTTTGCGAGCAGGCTCTACCACAATCTTAATCCAGAAGGGTGGCGAAAAAGTAAAAGAAGTTCAGTTTAGCTTAGACACTGATGGCCTTGTTGGGCGCGACCTTACTGTTCTTGCGGAACACCTAGCTAAGGGTGGATTAATCGACATGACTTGGCAACAAGAACCTGAGCTTATTCTCTGGTTTGTTCGCTCTGATGGTGTTTTAATTGGGCTTTCCTATGACCCAGCAAACCAAACAGTAGCATGGCATAGTCACGCATTAGGGGGTGTGGCAGAAGTAGAGAGTATTGCCAGTATTCCAAGCGGTGCAGAAGACCAAGTTTATATGTCTGTTAAAAGAATAATTAACGGCTCTACTGTCCGGCACATTGTTTATATGAAGCCAATTTACTTTGGCACAAACGTAGCAGATGCCTTTTACCTTGATAGTGGCTTAACATACTCAGGAAGCCCTACAACGACCATCAGCGGCCTTGACCACTTAGAGGGTGAAACGGTGCAGATTCTTGCTGATGGCGCTGCACACGCAGATAAGACCGTTTCAGGGGGCATTATAACGCTAGATAGGTCATCATCTACTGTCCACGTTGGGTATAGCTACAATTCAGTTATTGAAACCTTGCGATTAGAAGGTGGTGCTGATGATGGCATATCTCAGGGCAAAATAAAAAGAATACACGGTGTCACTGTGCGCTTCTTAAACACTGTTGGCGCAGAGCTTGGGCCTGACGTTAACAATCTTGACCGCCTGCCTTTCCGGGACTCAAGCATGGCAATGGATGAAGCTGTGCCTATGTTCACTGGCGACAAAGAAATTGTTTTCCCATCGGGTTATGATAATGATGCCCGTGTGTATGTAAGACAGTCGCAGCCATTACCTATGTCTGTGCTTGCTATTATGAGGAGGTCTAACACATTTGATGTATAAGTTGAGGGGTTACGTCAAACAGGATGTATATGACATTGATGTTGGTTATGAATTTGATAGGCGATTGCTGGTTGAAGGCCAAACTACTTTAGGCAGCACTCTTATAGACGGAGAAACGGTATTGGCTACGGGCGGTATCCATATGATGTGGGAAGGCGTGGGAGAGGCTTGGACTCTTGTATCACCTAAGTTACGGGGCAATGGCCTTGTTTTTGCTCGTTATACAAAACGGATGTTTGATGATATAATTGAAGCTAACAACTTGCGCAGAGTTCAGGCTACGATACACATTGACGATGAGGTTAGTCTTAGGTTTGCTTCATGGTTAGGCTTTAAGGATGAAGGCATTATGAGTAAGTATGGTGTTAACGGTGAAGACTATTTTAGAGTAGCGAGGGTAGCATAATGGAACCTTTTACCGCCGTAGCTGTTGGCAGTCAGGTTCTTGGTGGTGTTGCCGGGTTCAAGGGCAACCGAGCCGCAGCCAAGCAAGCTAGACAGATTGCTGAATATAACGCTCAAGTAGCTGAGAACGAGGCAGTTCTTCTTGCTCGTCAGAAGCGTGAGAGTGAAGCTAGGGTTAGAGATAATGGTCGGCGTCTGTACGGAACGGCTGTCACTTCTGCTGCAAAGTCTGGCGTTCAAATTACAGGAAGCACATTCAAAGCCCTTGCTGACATTAAATACGGGATTGAAAAGGACGCGGCGTTTATTCAATACGCATCCAGTGTTGAACAAGCTAGAAAAGCAGCGGAGGCGGAACAAGACAGAATAGAGGGTGCTGTACGTTCAGCATCGTATAGGACTGCTGCCGTAGGCTCGCTTCTTGGCGGAGTTACTGGCGCTGCAAGCACATCAGTTAACCTTGGATACACATCACTTTCTGACTACGGGATAGGATAAACTATGCCTCAAATACCTATTTATAACAGAGGGTTAGGCCCAACAGTAGAAATGGCAACAGGCCAATTAGCTCCGCGCTTACAATCAGGCGTGTTCGAGCAAGCTGCGCTTACTCCGTTTGAAACGGCTCAAGATGTTCTTGGGAAAGTTTCTGAGGTTGCTAGTGCTTTTGAGAAGAAAAGGCAGGAAGTAGAGTTAAATAGGTTCGAGCAACAATACAATCAAACCATAGACAACATGGCTATGGAATTTGTCACCAGTGATGTTAGCAGAACCTTGACTGAATTTGATAGCAAGGCAAGTGGCTACTTTCAAAAAGAGCTAAACAAAATTGATGGCATCAAAAACTTACCTAGTTCGGTCAAAGCTAAACTAAAGTCTCAGTTAACTGCCAGAGTAGACTATCGTATAGCTGACGGCAGGAAGAACGCATTCACTAGACAGATAGAAGATGATTCCCAGCTTTACCAAGACAGATTAGTTTCTTTGTCTAGGGATTGGTCTGATGCTGAAGGCCAAACAATAGGGCCGGGCCTGTCAAAGCAAGATATTATTATGGAGGATATGCTTGAGGTTGTCAGGCAGGCTCAAGAAATTGGTTTGCCATTTTCAGCGAGCAAAGAAGACTTAGTTCTTTTTGCAGAAGCCGAGCGTATTAACCAGCTTATAATCTTAGACAATAAGTCATACGATGATGTTGTTGCTCTTTATGACGCTATCAGGTTAGGCTCAACATCACGTTACGAGACTATGAGTCTTGAGCAGCGAGCAACTTTAGCTGCCCCACTTGAATCGTATATAAACAAATTAGAAACATCAGAGTCCGTTAAAGCTATCACTATGGGTGATAACGCTATTGCTTCTATGATTCTGGATATAGGTAATTCTGGTAAATATATGCAAGAAGGAATGGTTGCCGCAGATAGATTAGATATGCTTGGCAAGCCAACCCAAGCTCAAACCCTGCGAAACAAGTTAGAGGCTGCACAAACACAATTAGACGCGGCGTTAACTCTGGCCTTTGCTCCTCCTCAAGAAATAGCTGCCTATAGAAAGAAGTTGTCTGATGAGGCGGATGAAGCGTTACGCACTGGTGTAGGCGCAGACATAGCAGTTTTAAGGCGTGATTCTTTCAATAAGGTTGTTGATGGTCAAGTAGCGGCAAAGGCTGAGGATATTGGCGGATATGTAGTTGACACATACAAGATGCTTAATAATGGGCAAGCTCCAACTCGTTCTGAAATTATAAAGATGCAAAATCAAATGGGCATCCCGTTGTTCCAGATGAAGCCCTACACAAATACAGAAGCCAAGACTCTTAAAGAAACCCTTCCTGACCTTGATGCTGCACAAAGATTGCAGGCTACCCAAGAGTTCATGTCTCAGTTTCAAGGTGAAACCGTTACCTTTGAGAATGGCGAAACGCTGGAT